AGTATCAACTTCATCAGAACTAAAGTCGAAGCCGTCAACATCCTTATTAGCAAATACACAGACCTTCAACAGGCTGTCTAATTTCTGAAAGGCTTTGTCAACTGCTGCTCGTACCTTAGTATCAAGCGACATTAGTTATATCTCCAAACAGCCCTAGAGCCACCATTGACAAGCAGAGGAGCAATAAGCTTCTTGATTCTCAAAGGAACAATAGGTGTAGGTTTAAAATCAGTGATCTTGTCTTCAATTTCAATTGACCCAATCTTGATTCTCTCGAATGTCTGTGCTGTGTTATCAGTCAGGTTTTCATTCACAAGAAGGTGATAGGCCAACTCGTACACCGCCCACTTGATCCGGTCAGGGTATACGCCGGCGCTAAGCTGTGTTAGCAGTCCGGTTCGCGGGTCGACGTATACTGCCCCTGTGCGGGGCCAAGCGAGGCTCTGGTTGGAACTAACGGCAACACCAATCCAGACGTTGTCGTCTAACAATGACGTTGCTGTCATCAGTGACTTCTCTTTATCAGGGTCAGAAATATTATCCCACTCATCCGTATCTAAACGGTTAGTGAAATAATCCTTAGCCTCTTGGAGAGTCACATAGCAATTCACACCTTGTGTTAATGCCATTAGTTCCTCCTAATAGATTACGCGTGGAAGATCGGGAGAATCGCCAGGTTCAGGTAATCCAGCTTACGCGCCCACGAAGCAGCCGTAGCGTAGTTCGTGTTGGTAGCGAAGTCGGTAGTAGCACCGGCCCAGTCATAGCCCCACGGATGGATGATGAAGCCATAACGATACCAGATGTTGGTAGTACCACCACCCATGTACGAAGCGGCATCACGCTCAACTTCGGTCGGGGTAGGAACAGTCAGCGGCGTGAAGGAGATAGCGCCCGGCTTAACCAGGAACGTAGTCTTGGTAGACTGGTCGTTCACGTTAGCAGAAGCAGCTTGGTTACCTTGAGCGGCACGAGTCAGCACCAGACGGAACTTACCACCGAAGATGGTTTGGAACGTCAGATTGCCTTCAGTGATAGTCGTCTCGTCAACCAGGTTGGCAGCACGCAGGTCAGCCAGGGTCTCAGGAGAGGTCACCATGTAGACGTAGTCCGGCTCGTAGTCCTTGAAGGCCATACCCATAGCACGGAACAGACGCTCACCCTTGGCGGCACCAGCAGCGGTAGCGTCAATCAGCTTACGCGCATCGCCAGTACCAGTAGCGGCAGAGCCGAAAGCACCAGCAGCGTTCACGTCAACGAAGAAGCCAGTAGCTGTCGCGTCAGTGTTAAAGTCCACAACACCAGCACCACGAGTCACTTCTTGAGCAGCAACGCCCTTCAGGACCGACAGAACGGCATTATGCTCGTCACCAGAACGAGTTTCGATCGCATCACGAGCGACCTTCAGAAGACCGTCTTGCTTGGAGATCATCTCAGCAAGGTTAACCTTCTTAGCACCGAACGTACGAACGGTCTTGATGTAATCGGCGATATCAGTAGCGATATCAGTGTAGGTACCATTAGTAGCATTGGTCAGCGACGCAACGTTAATGGTAGGGTTCAGAGGTTTGTACCAACGCATCTGACCGATGAAGCTTTCGCCGTCACCAGAAATGCGCGAGTCGCTCGAAACAATGGCAGTACCATTCAGCTTACGAGCATTGGTGTACAGTTCATCGCTGTACGCAGTAATCGCCAGGGCGACGTTCTGAAAGAGTGTATGGTCAATCATTTAATTTTCCTTATTAACCCATCTTGAAATTCCCCAACTGACCCTTAGCAGCAGCGGCAAGGACTTCAGCAGTAGTCATTTCAGTTAGTTTCTTGTTAGGGTCAAGCTTGGGAGCTCCATCTCCTGGAGTACCAGAGCCTGCGCCTGAATTTTGTTTCTGTTTAAACAGGTACGAGTTTTCCTCGTCCTTACTAAAAGTAGTAATGAAATCTTTAATCGGAGCGCCAGTCTTATGGACCCATTGGCCGTTTGCATCCTGGACAAGAGAGTCCACGACTTCACGGAATGCCATAGCTTCAGCACGTTCATTGCGGAATTCCACGCCTGCACTACGAAGAGCATCACGGACCGTGCCATCACGCTCGTATCCAATAACCTTCTTCGAAGCAGCATCCAGCTTACCGAGAGCTTCCTGCAGTTTCATTTCCAGAACTTCAGTCGTCTTTCCAGCAGCCGTAAGGGCTTCCATCTTAGCGGTCTTCTGAGCCTCTTCGAGTTCAGCAGCCTTACGGACAGCTTCATCGCGAGCACTAAAAGCACCATCAAGCTTCTTTTTGATTTCAGCGAGTTGCTGGTCAGCCAGAGCTTGCACTTGGGCTTGAATTTCCTCTTGCGAGGCAGCGCCAGATTCAATGACCGGGTTACCTTCGACATCGAGAGCCAGAGTACCATCAGTATTACGCTTAAATTTAATTGCCATTACTTATTTCCTTACAGCACAGCTGTTTATAGTTTCTAATTCAAGCACAGCTCAAATTAATGATAAAATCTTACGGTCCAATCCCATACCAATCGTAGCCTGCCTTTATTGGGGCAAGGACTTCGTCTCTAGTAATAGGATTGGGTGGGTCTACTAACCCGTCTTCTTTAGCCTTAGCTAGGAGCATTTGGAAGGTTTCCTCACTGAGGCCTTCTTGTCTCATAGCTTTTAGAGTTTGTCGAATAGTATCACCATCCAACGCGTCAGCATAAATCTCTCGTAGTGCTCGTTTAGCTCGCGCAACATCACCTAAATTAGTGAAGAACGCATCGTGGATAGTAGCGGTAGAAACGCCGTTGTTGCGACCCCATAGATGAAACTGTCTAACGATAGAAGCATCATTCATGTGGTTTCCATTCACACCTAAACCAATACCTGCACGACCAATACTGGCCTTGCCTAAGAGATAAGCATCTGTTGCCTTGTCCTCGTAAATATTACGAACTCGTCTGCCAGTCTGAGGGTCTATGAAATCAATAGACGCTTGGATCTTGGGACGGTACCTCTGGTGCAGTAATTTGCCATCAAAAGTAACCCAGGGTATATCTACCTTCTCGGTTTCTTCGACGAACGCTCTACCTGCGACTTTCCAGAATTGAACAAACTTCAGAGTAATGGGCGCTCTTTCTGCGAGATGTCGAGACATAATCTCAGACACCTGTTTGAATTCAGCAGGTCCAATGATCCCACTGCGAGCGTTCATTAGTCGGTCCACGAATGCGCCGACATCAGGATGTACATCACGAGCTGTCAAGAGAATGTCGTTAGCCACAGGCGCTTCACTCTCAATAATCTCGTTAATTTCTTTCTTCAACTGCTTCAACCCAAAGATGACGTTGTCAGCTCCAAGGTATTCTGCATTCTTAATTTCTTTATCAATCTGCTTCATGATTGGTCGTAACTCAGCACGAGTAATCACTGTAAAGCCCTTCTTCTGAAGAACTGTAGCAAATTGAGCCTCAATGTTAGCAGCTTGAGTCGCTTTACCGGCACCATAGAAGGATACCATGTTCTGCGCCTTAGCTGCCTTCTGGAGGTCAGTCCATTGAATATTAGCACCAGACAGCTTCTGAATCTTTTGAAATTCAGGATCACTCACAGTGTCCATCGCAACCAAGTCATAGAGTCGGTTCTTCTGGGTAGTCTGGAGTACATTACTGTTAACACTAATATCTCTATCTCTTGTACTTAAGCCGATAATCTGAGCTCCCGAAGAGGAAGCATCATTCTCTAGCATAAGCTTAGTTCTATACGTTGCTAGTTTCGCAACATCGTTAAAGTTGCCATTCACATGGTCATGTACACGAGCATACTCAAGTGCCATTCTAGTAATCTTAGGGATTTCTTCTGCATCATGTTCACGAATAATAGGATGCTCGAGGAATTCTCGAATACGCCTATCACGCTGTGTTTTCTGCATAAGAATCTTACCTAACGATAGGATGTCCTTCTCGTTACGCCTAAAGATTTCAATACGACCGGATTGTGTGAGTGCTTCTGTAGCAGGTCCGAGGGTTGCCCCGATCTGCACCATTAGCTCTTTCAACTCGTCTTGCCCAAACTGTCCTGATATCGCGCTATTAAGGAAAGGTCGAACAACTTCACCACCCGTCGGGGTCAGATAGCCTTGATAGTATACGCGTCCACGACCGTCAATTTGGGCAATCGTAGTAAATGGTTTTCCACGTTCTGCATGGAACTTTACGGTTTGCATAAAACCATAACCTTGATCTCCACGCTGCAGTATCAGCTTACGGAAATCGTTTAATTCATCATATTTCTTAACATTACCTCGTGGATCTCGGAATCTAACAACTTCATCCATGAAGCCTGCAAATTCAGGATCTACTTCGTATTCAACTGACATTGCATGGTTGAGCATGTCTGCGAAGTCACGATCAACTTTAACTTCTTCATAGTTTCCAGAAGCTCTGCGCGTAATGATGGAGATACCTGTATCTTTCCCTCGTGCGTCAAAATAAGTTTTGGCATTTGGGCGAACATAGAGTTTGTCTCTTGCATTGATAGTTCCTACACGTTGTGCCATCAGGATTTGTCTGTTTCGCTTCTGCAGCTCCAGCATTTCAGGGTCAGCAATAGAAACTTCACGGCTAACAGTATCCCTCCACGCACCACCTGGACGGCCGGTGTCTAGGTCGATCACTGCTCGACGAGTCTTACCTCTAAGGGCAACCTTGATTTTACCTTGTTGCTTGAGTCCTTCAAGGATACGAGAGCCAGCTGAGTGATAATCTTTTAGAGTACCACCATGGAAAGGATAAGTAGGCTTCCAGTTATCAGCTAACAGTTTACCAATATTGATTGACAAACTATCATAGTCAGTAGCTGTACCATCAGACACAAGCTCAACGATCTTTGCTAGAACATTGATTGCTTGCTTATCTCCCATGCCATTCTCGATCATCTGATTGAGCCAGTTCTGCTTCTTCTTTGCAAAAATAAACTCTAGATCTACAATGCGACGCCATGCTTCACGCTTCTCACGTACCCACTTTTGGACAATGCCTTCCTTAGGAACTTCATTAATCCAGTCTTCAAGCTCCTTGCTACCAAACATTTCCTTCTTGATGGTCTTTACTAGACGTTCAAGGAAAGGCTTTTGAGGTTTATCTTCACCTACAAAATAGGCTTTTAAGGGAGCTCGGCCAGTGTAGTACAGCTTACGTGCCAATGGACGGCCTACCGTAGCACGCCAGTTATCGACAAAGCGTTGATTCTCTAATTGGTTATCAACAAGATCATCAAAGGCAATGTAGTCACCAAAGATTTGAACCTTAGGCTTTTCACCAGTAATGTATGTAGCAAATAGTTCAGAACGCTCTCTGGATCGTCTATCGAGAATACGACTAACGTTCATAACAGAGTATTGTGCTTCTGCTCTTGCGGCAGTCATCAGCGAACCCCAGGGTTGCTTGTCATTAGCATAGCGTTCAAACAGAATACGAAGGTTCTCAACGATCACAGATTGATTGTTAACACTAATCTGATCTGTCATGCTCTCAGCGAATTCTTCAATGAACTTCTTCTGATCCTGTGTAAGGACCTTAGAGTTCTTCATGAAGTCAATACGTTCCTGATACACAGCAAAGTCAGGGTCATAGAGGAGTGTACTCGATTGCTCACCTGTAAAGGGATCAAAGGAGGTATTACGACCATCAAACTCATTGTTAGCTCTAAGTCGAGTAACTCGTTTACCTTGTAGGGTAGTACCTCGAAAATCAGTGAGGGACATTGCTTGATTTAAGCTATCACCATCAGCAATATACATAGCTCGAAGCTGATTCTGCGCAGCAGGTCGAGACATCAATTCTCTAGGAATCGTAGCATCAACAATAAACTCAGCACTCTTTACGTTAGCGATTGCATGCTGCTTTGTTGGGAAGATCATAGTGCGAGCATTGTCAAGGCGACGTAATGCTGCAATACCAATCTGTCTACCACGAGTAGTGAAGAACTCTTTGACGTTAAGGACGCCTTTCTGAAACAATCCAGCTTTCTCTTCACTGCCAAGATGAGACACTTGGACTTCCATAGGTTGTCTACGGAGCCACTCAGTGTAGTCTTCCTTCTCTACGATTTCACCAGAAA